AGAAGAGCAGTACGAGTGGGAAGAACCACGGGTCACCGAAGCTCAATCCGAATTGGGTGGAGCAGTTGATGGGCTTACCCATCGGGTGGACAGACTTAGGCTCCTGGGCAACGGAGTCGTCCCACAAACAGCAGAACTAGCGTGGAAGACTTTATGGAGGAAGATGAATGAAGATAACGATTAGTCATTGCGAGGTAACGCTATCTGCGGAGATCCCCGAAGGGAGCGACATTGAACAGACGCTCAAAGCGATCCGCGTACTGCTGGTAGGCGTGGGGTTTCATTCCGATTTGATTAACCAATTTGTGAATTTAGAAGATGAGTGAGTTCTTAGGATACCAAAGTTACCCGTTGCGCTTTCTCTGCGTGCATTGCGGAGAGGAATGCGACTTGGAGGACAAGCACGAGCATGACGAATGCGAGGAGGAGGATGCACAATAACGAGCAATTCGAGGTATCGGATTGGGATTGCTTCTTCCGTGATTGGCCAACCTACGCAGAGGTGATGGATGGGTGGCATAAGTTTTGGGGAAATACCCAGCTTTTACGCACATACCGCGATAAGAATGGTAGGAACCTCAAGGATAGGGATGGAAATATACTTGTCACCCGCAGTACCACACCGAGGCAGATGCCTATCGGGCATAGCGTTTCGGACTATATGAATTATGCAAGACCCAAAAAGCAAAGATGACTTACTTTGATAAAACAGAAGATGATGCAAAACTGAAATGCATCAAAGAGTTTGAGTCGTTTTTGAAACGATGGGAAGCAGAGTCAGACTTAGAGAGTTACGAAATCCTTCAATGTGTAAATGAAGCTGTTGATAATCTTTATGAGGATGAGGATGAGGATGAGGAATTAGACATCCTTATCGAGTTAGAAGAGGAGGAAGACGAATGAATGAGAAGCCAAATAATGTATATAAACCAACAGGCGAGAGGTTAGAGAGTTGGCCTATGTGGGTGGCTCGTTTAATCAAGGTAAACCAGGAGTTACGCGAGGAGATCGCAGAGTTGAAGAAGAAGCTCGCTGAGAAAGATGACAAGTGAACCAGCTAGTCAAACCGGGTTGTCACCCGATCTTTTGGATAAGCTACGGCAGAGCGATACCCGAATCAGCACAAGAATTACCACGGTGCGACTTGAGAAAGCTGGGTCCCCCATGCTTGAAATTCGACCAAGAGACATTGGAACGGATACGCAAGGATGGGCAATCGGTAAAGAAGAAATCCCGTGCCAAACGCTCGAAGACGCGATCATCATAGGGATGGAGATATTAGCGAGGGGATGAAACTTACGCTCCAGCCCGATGAGGTACAGGTCTGCCAAATGGTTGGGCGGATGCGTAGTCTCATTGCCCGTGGCAACGGGGTGCGTGATGCGAAGATGGGTAGCCACGATGGCGCGGAAGCGGATGTGATGGGCATGATGGCGGAGTATGGTTTTGCCAAGCAGATGAATGTATTCCCCGATCTTGGCCTTACCCCAAGGAGCGGGTCTGCGGATGGGGTAATGGCGAGCGGAAAGCGTTATGATGTGAAAGCGTCCAAGCACAAGGGTGCTAGGCTACTCAGCACACTCAAGGTAAACCCCGATGTGGATGTGTATGTGCTGTGTGTGGTGGATGGAAACACTTTGGATTTTAAGGGATGGGCGTGGAAGCACGAACTCATCAAGGAGGAAAATAAGAAAGACCTCGGTCATGGCGTGGGCTATGCGTTGGATCAGGATAAGTTGAGGAAGTTTAATGCCTAAGTTCACCTATGCAGATGAGATAGACGCGAACTTCGGTATCCCGTGGACGAATGATCTACGGTTTACCAAGGGCGATTTAGAGTGTGCGTTATCCGAGGAAGAGATCGATGCTCTTCCGCCTGAGCGTGCAGAGATGCTTAGTCGCTTACTGATCGACCAACCCAATAGCGAGAAGGAAGATCCAATCCAATGGGGTTGGACTCTTCCTGGGTGGCGTAGGGTGATGGAGAATTGGAAGGATACGAAAATCCATGTGATACTCGGCGGTAACCGTAGCTCCAAGACGATGTTCGCTTCCCGCATGCTGGTACACTTGGCTCAGTCCATCCCCGAAGCAGAGATTCGCTCGATGCATGTCACGGAGGAGCGAAGCATAACGGATGCACAGAAGTATATTTGGCAAAACTTACCAGCGCGCTACAAGCGGGCAAAGAAGAAGAGCGAGAACCATAGCTTGCAGTACAACCAAAAGAATGGGTTTAACTCTGCCAAAGCAATCTTACCGCCCACCACCCCCGGTGCAGAGCGTGGAAGTACGATATATTTTAACAACTATAGGCAGTACATGGCAGACCCTCAGATATTCGAGGGTTGGTCTGCACACGCCATTCACCTGGATGAGGAGGTCCCCGAAAGTATCTTCAATACATTGCTTGGACGGACGGTGGATTACCACGGGCGTTTGATCCTTACTTTCACAACCTTGCAAGGCTGGACACCTCTAATCAATAGTTTGCTCAAGGGTGCAGAGACTGTGCAGTCCAGGTATAGCGATATTATTGGTAGGGAATTACCTACTGAGCAAATTTGTCACAATTGGCCGGACTGCCGAATCTATTATTTTTGGACAGAAGATTCCCCCTTTATAGACGGACAAGAGTTAATTCGCACATACTCTCGGCAACCATTGGAAGCGAAGCTGGCCCGGCTCTATGGTATACCGTCCAAGGCGATGGAGGGGCGTTTTCCAAAATTCAACCGCGAAACGAATGTTGTGCCACATGAGAAGATCCCCTTCATCGCCGATCCGTCCACCCCATGCACCCGTTACTTTGTGTGCGACCCTGGGGGGAGCAAGCCTTGGGTGGCGATATGGGCGGGTGTGATGCCCGATGGGCGAATCTATATTTACCGCGAGTTCCCTGACAGCACGATGGGGCAATGGGCATTACCACATGTCAATGCATTGGGTAAGAGTGTGGGTAAACCTGGTCCCGCCCAGCGTCCGCTAGGATGGGGGTACGAGGATTACCGCAATCACTTCGAGGACTTGGAGGATGGGGAGGATATATTTGAGCGTATTGTGGACCCACGCATGGGAGCGGCCACGGTGCGTACAAAGGAGGGGGAGAGCAATATCATTAACCAAATGGCAAACCTCGACTTTGTATTTCGTCCCGCTCCAGGTGTGGATATCGAGGCGGGTATTGCCAAGATAAATGATGCCCTTGCATGGGATGATTCCGAGCCTATGACTCCGCGTAATCGCCCAAAGCTCTACATATCAGACAATTGCGACAATACAATTACCTCGCTCTTGGAGTACAGCGGGCAGAGCAGGGGGGAGCATTTTAAGGATCAGATCGATTGTATCCGCTATTTACTCGTCAGCGGAGCCGAGCATATCACAGGTGCGAGCCTCCAATGCACAGGTGGTGGCGGGTATTAAGTTGACGAGTCAAGGACAAAAAGCTACATTGTGCTACGCATGCACAATTCCTCTGATCCCGAACTCTTGTTCGTTTCCAAGGAACCCGACATAAACTATCTGCGGGATACTTACCGCGAAACACAGTCGAGCCTTGGCGAATGGATAGATCGTAGACAACGCGACTACGATGTACGCAATTGTATGTGGGCGGGAAAGTCGAATGACTTTAAGAAGCATTCCGCAAATTCCGAAACAGGCGAGGTATTTCCTTGGCCCGGTGCGAGTGACCAAGAGATACGCTTAGTTGATAACCAAATAAACAAGTGTGTGGCTATGTGCCTCAACTCGGTACGCCAAGCCCATGTGGTGGCTACTCCTGTGGAATCCAGCGATATTGAGCGTGCCAATGTAATATCTTTATTTGTCCGTTGGTTGGTAAATACCAAGATGGATGACTTTTACGATCAAGTGGAGTTAGGGTTAAATCATCTCTTTGAGAAGGGAATGATGGTCCACTATGTGTACTACGAGTCTCAAGACCTAAAGCAACAGCAGTCCATAAAGCTAGATGAGATTGCCATGGCTATGCCACAGATCGCCGAGGCGATCCAGGATGGCAGTATGGACGAAGAGTTGTCCGCCGCTATGTCCGAGCAGTTCGATGTCTCCAAGAAGAAATCGAGAAGCATGCTCAAGGAGTTGCGCAAGGAGGGAGAAACCACAATCCCTGTCACTCGTCAGGTCATCAGCCGACCACGCATCAAAGCTCTTGCTCCTGACGAGGACATTTTTTGGCCCAACTACACAATCGACCCACAGGAAGCACCCTATGTTTTCCATGTGTTAAACATGACTCCCGAACAACTTCGCTCCAAAATACAAACCGAAGGGTGGAGCGAGGAGTTTGTGGATAAAGCCATAGAATCTGCAACCATTGGGGAGAACGATGTCTACACACACAACCTTAGTTTACAGGATGAGATCCTCCGAGATGACGATGAAACCATCCGCATTGTATACTGTTACCAACGCCTGTTGGATGAAGATGAT